ATTCTTATATGTTCACTTGCTTTCATACTCTACCCCTTTATACTAAGCGCATTTAACGCATCATTTGTGCCGTCGAATAGCTCAGGCGTTTCTAGCTTCTGTTTAAAAGTGTAGCAACTGCAATACTTGCAGCCGCACGCTTCCATATTTTCGTAAGAGTCGAAATGCCTGTAGTAATTATGGCCGCACTCGCAAACCCTATTGTCACCATATTTAGGATTATAAAACGTATCTACAACAATCCTTTTTTTCTCTATATAAGGCTTTTCCTCTACCATAACCCTACCCTCTAATGTTTATTGTGTTAAACGTCAATTATTCGACCATTGGTTAAAACGTCTTCATTTTCGTCATATTCAAATAAAACAGCGTCACAATCTGCCCATTCTCGCCTAAACTCTTCTATAGCTCCCCTTCTGCTCATATCTCCAATACATTCGAGAATCGTTGCATTGTCTTCATCAACTCTAGCCCTTCCATCGTAAACAATATAAACGCTCATAATCTTACCCTCTTAATCAATTTGTTATACCCATAAAGCCCCCAATTAAGGAGGTTATTGAATGCAAGCAGCATACAATGTACACTGCTTGCATCAAGTGCCTTTACACTATTTGATGTGAAGCTAATACAGAGTACGAATCTGTAAGAGCGGTTTTGTTATCTCCGAATAAAAACCCTAAGACTATGATCAAAGTTGTGACCGTAGATATAAGAATGATTATCATGAGTATATTTTCAAACTTATTTTTCATTGTTTTACCTAATTTATTATTTATATTTCCCAATTAAGGGGCTTATGTACATCGTTTAAGTTAGTCCATAATGGTATACCCCGCTGCGTTGTTGTATTTCTTTTAGTTAGTCCATCAATATAACTATCTTCCGCTTTGGTGATTAGCGTCATTTTATTATCTATTAAGCGCCACACCATATCCTTGACTAGCTCGAAACTATCTTCGTGTATGTAAATCGTGTCGTTTTCGTCTGCTAGCTCCCAAACATCCCCCCATGACATGGGGTGCTCACCTGTCACTACAAATTCTTGATTAAAGCATTCACTCTCAGAATTAGTCACTATTACGCGTTCGCCGATCATGAATCACCCCCAACAAGCGTAAGCGATACACGGCCAATAAATTCCATACCCTCTCTATCTTGGCGTGATTCAAACAGCTTGATAACGCCATCATCATAAACGCCCGTCATACCGTCCTCACGGATCGCTTTTTTAATGTTAGGGATGGTATCAACTAACTCATTCTGTAGCCCTGTAGTCGTGTACGTTGGGTGGTCATAGCATGGATTGTTAAGACCTTTGTATGCTTTCTGGCTAAAGCTAAAACCTATTACATCTTTTTTTTCTAAATTAGACATAGTAATTCTCCTAAAGGATGATAGTTGGTATTAATTCAAGTTCGTATTCTGTGTCGTAGCGGTCATCGTCTGGAGTCTTCCAGTCATTCCACCCCTCTGCAACAATAAGCTTCATTCCGTCTTGCTTAACTAGAAGCTGTGTCTTTTCTTCTATAAGACTAATAAGTCCATCGATTGTTGATGATAGTTCGTAGCCTTTAAACTCAACAAAGCCTTTAGTGCTATATGTTGCGTCTGACATTTGTTCTCTCCCGTAGCTGATGTATGAACTATAGCTAGCCTTATTGTAACTGTCAACATATATTTATAGTTTATTTATATTTATTTATTTTGAATGTAAAGGTTGACAGCTAATGCAATGATATATATTATGGGTTCTACATTAATTAGGAGTTAAAGCAAATGGCATTCGGCGAATCACTAGCAATGGTTATTAGAAAGAAAGGGATCAATAACACGATCTTAGCAAAAGAGCTTGGAGTACATAAAGACTCTATTAGCCGATGGATTAAACGCGGATCACCCTCAAAGCAACATAGAGAGGAAATACTCAATTACTTTGATATGCGTGAAACTGATTTTTTACTATTAAGTGAGTAAATTTATGATCACTAAAGGCGATAGGTTAGTCAACTTAAAAGCCCCATGGTCGGCTACTGTAATAAGCGTATTCAAATCTAACGCAGTAGTAAAAGTAAATTGTAAGTGGGTTTACGTCCAGTTAAAGAAAATCAAGGTTGGCAATAAGGCAGGTAATTGGGAGGTGATAACGTGAGAGAAGTGAAGCTTGGAAAGTTAGAGGACGTAAAGTTTGGTCTTGGTGGGTATCAAGGAGCCTGTCTAGGCTTGACAGTTACCGTGGTGGGGAAAGGTTGGTGTGTCAACGACAATAGGTCTGCATGGGATGTAAATCAGCTTGAGTGTAGCGACTATTGCAAGTGGACGGAGGAAGACAGAAGCAAGGGCTATGATGAAATTATGCGGTTTTTAAGTGATTTATTGAATGATGCAAAAGTTAGCTCGGTTAGTCAGTTAAATGGTAAGCCAGTAGAGGCTACATTTGAAGGTATGACACTAAAAAGTTGGCGCATATTAACTGAGGTTATTTAGTTGGCACAACATAAGGTAAATAACATGAAAGTAAAAGACAAGCACGTATGGGTAACAGCAACAGCAATAGCAATGATAGTAGCATCAATATTAATAACACATTACATGGCGTACGAGGTGACATTATGAGCGAAGAGAATGCTTTAAACATTTACCAGCGAGTAAATAAAGTTATGGGTGAGTGCGTTTATTTGCAGAAAACGCAGGCGCAGCAAGGCAAGGGTATTAAATACGATGAAGTCATGGCAATGATTAGACAGCTTTTGATTGCTAACGGTATTGTTATGGTGACAACTCAAGAAAGTTTAGAGTGCTTGGCGGGTGTCGAAGGTACAAAGCAAAAGGTTTATCAAGGAAAGTTTTCATTAAAGCTTGTCAATATGGATAAGCCAGAAGAATTTATTGAACATACAGCATACGCACAAGGCATGGATGGCGGAGATAAGGGGGCGGGGAAGGCTCACACATACGCAATGAAAGCCATGCTGGTTAAGGGGTTCGGTATTGAAACAGGTGAAGACGAAGAGAGTCGCGCAGAAAAGATGGAAAAGCGCAATATCATTGACCCATATCAATATACAGCGTTAGGGAAGTTCTGTGTTAATCCAGATACAAACGAATGGACTAATACTGGGCTTGCTCTAATGAAGGCATATAACATCCCCAGTATTGCCGATTTGCCCGCATCAAAGTTTGATGAAGCGCTAAAGAGGGCTAAAGGTCATGCAGATAATAAGTGATATAGACCAGTCCAGTGATGAATGGCTAGACCTGCGAATGGGCTTTGTGACGGCCTCAAGATTTAAAGACGTAATGGCAAAGGGTGCAGGTAAGACACGAAAATCATACATGATCGAGATAGCGTCTGAAATCATCACAGGGCAACGTGAAGAAAAGTTTAACTCTTCACACATGGAATGGGGAACCGAGACGGAGCCGCAAGCTAGAGCCATGTACGAGCTAGAAACTGGGCATAGTGTGGATGAAATAGCCTTTGCTCACTTTGATGATGTAAAAATTGGTTGCTCGCCTGATGGCTTGGTTGGTGATGATGGTTTGGTTGAGTTTAAATGCCCTAAAACCAGCACCCAGATTGAAACTTACCTATCAGGAAAAATGCCAATAGGACACAAAGCGCAAGTGCAGGGGCAAATATGGGTAATGGAGCGCCAGTGGTGTGATTTTGTATCTTTCGACCCGCGCATAAATGGAGTATCTGGATATTTTATGCAGCGCATAGAGCGTGATGATGAATATATGGAGCAGCTTGGCATTGAGTGCGACAAATTTATTAAAGAATTAAATGAAATGATCGAAAAATTAACTAACTAGATAGGAATAAAGAATGAAAGACTTAATGGTAAAGACAGGAACATATATTAATGGACAAGGTGAAGAGAAGGGTGAGTGGGTAAAAATTGGGGCTTTAGGTGAGAGTGCGAATGGCTTATATGTGTTGCTAGACCCTGCAGTTAATCTAGCAGGACTGCTAATGAAGCAAGCAATACATAACCCAGAAA